TAAAATGTACGAAGGTGATAACCTCAGACGTTACAAAAGATTTGAAAGACTAGCTGATAAGGCAGAAAAAAAAGATCAATATGCTGCTGCTATTAACGCAGAGTATAGATCTGGACAATTAGCTGGTGCTTTTGTTGATCGTAAAGAAGTAAGAGTAACAGGTCTGGAGGGTATGTCACGTGAAGAACTTGAAAACAAATTATCCGAGTTATCGCAAAAGATCGATGGCTATAATGCCAAAACAATTGAAGCGAAACCCGAGCACGTTGAAGAAATTGAAAACAGCTAGTTGGTCTGAATGGATCAAAGCTTTTAACAGTGTACATAATTCCACAATGTACACATCATTAGGTAATGTTATAGTCAGAGTAAATGAGAAGAAAAATTTCAATAAATAAAAAAGCAAAACATTGGAAGGATAGATATCCTTTAGTAGAAATCCAGTGGTACGATATTTGCTCCGATAGCTCATGGCAATCTATTGATCACTGCTTAAAATCAAAGTTGCCTGTTTGTGTAACGAAGGGACACTTACTGACTCAATCAAAAGGCACTACAAGAGTGTTTGGAGATTACTCTGAGACCGAAAAGGGAGAGATTGACGAGATAGGAAATACGACTATTATTCCAAATTGCGTTATTAAAAATATAAAAAAACTGATTTAAATGAAACAAGAAAGTTTACTTTGGAAGAGTGTTAAAAAAGGACTGACTAGATTCTTCTTAACCCGCATAGAATCTAGCACATTAAACGGAATACCAGATGTACATGCCGTCAATCAAACAGGTATATTTTGGATAGAATTAAAATCAGATGAACTCAGTTTTCCTAAGCTAAATAAATGGCAAATAGTTTGGATTAATAGATATATCAAACATGGAGGAACTGTTTTAATCTTCAAAGAGACCCCCTCGAAGGCGACTATTAAACTGTACAGGCCAGTGTCCAGTTTCACCGATCCTCGCTCGTTGAAGCCCGTTGCCTCGTTCTCGTCTCGTGGTCAATGGCCACTGATCCAGGAGCAGCTGGAGAAGCAGCTGACGCTCCGGCAGCTGGGATCCTGAAGCTCGTCCCATGCCCACGTTTTCTTTTCCTCTTTGTTAGTTTGCGTGGGCGTGGGACCAGCAGCAGGTCATTATGCTCTTGACATTTATCCCATGATATCTTATAAATAAACATGGTCAGAATACTGATCGAGCAATGCGCTCGGGCATGGAACCTGCAGTCAATGCAACAGATAAAATGCTGGGGAATGGTTGGTACCCAGGGGCTGCAGGCTAAGCCTTTCCTCGTTCTCGTTCATAGGTCTCCCGTACCTCGTTCTCGTTTATAAGGAGAGCTCCCCCCACCTCCGTGAGTTAAGGAGCTTCCCACCAGCGTGAACGAAAAGTTCTCGTTTATAGAACTCCCAATCTTCGTTCTCGTTTATAAGTAAAACTTCCTGCAGCGTACTCCCAGGTCTTACCTTCCCACCAGCGTGAACGAAAAGTTTTGGAAAAAGCTCTTGACATTTATCCCATCAGGTCTTATGTAAGGTCTGGGTCAATTGTATAGGTTTCTAGAACCGCTATGGGTACAATTGCAATTGACCCGGGGCGCACTAACAACTGCTGCAGCGGGGGGAAATCATTACCTGTTAGTGCGTTAATTAACAAAGGAGGATCTCGATGAAGCTTAGTAAACTAATCAAAAAAATTAATAAAGAAAACGCCCCGCCTGGAGGCTGGGCACCGGACGATGCCGTGAAGAGAGACAAACCCGAAGACGGGAAGATCTACGCACTGACCGGTGGTCCTGGCTCTCGCTGCATTGCCAACGGTAATAGCTGGGCAGAGTCTGAGGTAAAAGAGGAAGCAGCAGCTGCTGGTGAAAAGGACGCTGGATGATGTGGTTCCTCGGAATCCTCGCTTTGGCCTGGCTAATGTTTCCCACGTTCACCACAGTCCTGCTGGGGATCCTGGTGCTGCTGGCAGTCTCGCCTTTCTAACTCGTGTGTCGCTCGTCTCGTTTAGTAAAAGCCACTGCACATGCAGCTCAGGACTGAAGCTCCCCCCGTAGCAGCTACGTCCTGTGGAAATGAAAGTTCATTTGCTTTTCTAGTTTAGAATGGTTCTAAAAGAAAAGTGTTGCGTTTAGTGATGGGATAGAATAAGAGAAAGAACAAACTAACAAAGGAGAATGATATGGGATTAGACCAACACGCACACCTAAGAGGTCATAATGTGAATTGGGCTAAATACTTTGATGACGATAAAGAAGAATGTAGTAAACTTTTCGTTTGGAGAAAGCACGCACGACTTCAGCAGTTCATGTCGACTTGGTGGGATAAACAAAACAAACACCATCAGCACGAAGGACATCTTGCTCATCTTGGTTTCAATGCCGATCAAGATGCACCTGTATATGTGACAGAAGAATTGGTCACAGATCTGGCAGAGGCGATCTCGAACAACTATAAGGATTACGTTGCCGAAGATGGTTTCTTCTGGGGTCAGCAGTTCCAAGAGGAATCAGTCAAAGAGTATAAAGAGCAAGACATTAAATTTTTAAAGTTCTGTCAACAAGCGATCAGCGAAAAGAAGGTCGTTGAATATTGGTGTAGTTGGTAATGAAGTTTAAAGATAAAAAGAACGAGGCGACCCCTGTCGCCTCGTCTCGTAAAGGTGGGCAAATTGCACAAGATAAAATGACTAAAGCAATTGAGCAACTGGCAGAAAATTTAGCTGATGCTTTAGGTGAGGAATTTATACAAGTAGAGGTTGAACCAAAACTGCAAAAAATAAATAAAAAAAAGCTAAATTAATTCTTGTAATGGGATTTGATAAGATGTAAAAGAAGTTGTCAAACTAACAAAGAGGTAAATATGACAAATGCAATAAAAAAGCTAAAGCAAGATGAAAAAAAAGTTGTTCTTGCTTATGCTCAATTAAAGCTGAAGTCTAATAGACTAGCTAAAGAGTTAGACACAATGAAACAAAATGTTGTTGATGTGTTTAGCAGAACAAACCAAAACTTAATTATTGTCCAAGATGAACAAGGCAATAGTTATGGCATACAAAAAATAAATCGTAAACGTAAGAAGTTTGAAACAGCAAACTTTAAGATTGCTCACAATGATTTATTTAATAAGTTCTGTACTGAATTAGAATATCAAGAGTACAAAGCGATTGGGGGTGGTGATGACAAATAGTTTAATCAACATAGCCCAAGTATTAGCTGAAAGGGTTGGCGAGAAATCGCCAACTGCTCTAGCTGATATGGTGATAGACAATGGACACAAGAAACAATTAAATTATGAAATAATGTTTCAACTGTTAATGGGAGAATGTGAGAAACATATTCTTGAAAATAATGGCAACCCTGTTGTTGACGAGTTTAAGGACAATATACTTAAAAAGTTTTCTACACTTGTATCAACACTAACCACTACTGAATAACCAACCTATAGAACCTATAGCCCGATTGGGCTATAGGTGTGCCTTGCGTATAGAAGGCTCACAAAATTCAATAACCTGCTTTTAAAAAAATTTACCAGCCGCCCACGCTTTTCCAGGCGGCAAAACCGTGCGAAAGAGTTTACAAAGCAATATACATCCATATAATGGGGACCCAAACGATATGAACTTTGATCAACTATCAGAAGAAGAAATAAAAGATCTTATACTCCAAAAGCAGTTGCAGTGGATCAAGTTATGCCAGGATAATTTTTTAATTTTTGCTGAAACTGTTTGGCAAGATTTTATTTATAGAAAAACTAATAACCCTAAAAAATTTGGTCATCATCAAATTATTGCAGAAGAATTTCAAAAAATAGCTGCTGGAAATGAAAAGAGGCTCATAATAAATATGCCTCCTAGGCACACTAAATCTGAATTTGCATCTTACTTATTCCCTGCATGGATGATCGGTAGGAACCCTAAAATGAAAATAATGCAGGTATCACACAACGCAGAATTAGCTACAAGGTTCGGTAGCAAGGTTCGTAATTTAATGAACACCAAGGAGTATAAACAGATATTTGGAAATGTTACACTACGTGAAGATAGTAAGGCAAAAGGCCGTTGGGAGACAAATCACGGGGGTGAATATTTTGCAGCGGGGGTTGGCGGTTCTATTACGGGACGAGGGGCGGATTTACTTATTATCGATGATCCACATACCGAACAAGACTCAATGTCTGATTCAGCTATGGATCGAGCTTACGAGTGGTATTCATCAGGACCCAGACAGCGGTTACAACCAGGTGGTCGTATTTGTGTGGTAATGACTCGTTGGGCCACCGATGATCTTACAGGAAGGCTCATTAAATCACAAAGTGAACCAAAAGCAGATAAGTGGAAAGTAATTGAGTTTCCTGCCATCATGCCAAGCGGGGATCCTGTATGGCCTGAATACTGGTCGCTAGAAGATCTAGAAGCTGTCAAAGCTTCGGTGTCCATGAAAAATTGGAACGCACAATATATGCAAGATCCTACGTCAGA